TTTAAAGACAACGAACTGGGAAAAAATCAGAGCTGCAATGGCATTTGTAAGTAAGAACAGAGCCGATATCAAAACAATTGTAATAGATACTATTACTTATGCAATGATTGGCGAGTTTATGGACAAAGCTAAGACAGTTGGTTTTGCTAAGTTTACAGAGATGGGTGACAATGTATACAAAACATTGAAATCTATTGACACACTTAGAGAAGAGCTTAACGTAATAGTTATGGCTCACACAGAAGTTAAAAGTTTCAATGGCGTTGACCGTACTGTATTTGGCGTACCGGGTGGTAAGTTAGTACAAGACGTAGTTAAACCAGAAGGTATGTTTAGTATCATACTAGAAACTGTAGTGGAGAAGAAAGGTGAAGAAATCAGTTATGGTTTTATGACTCAAAACAATACTACTAACATGGCTAAGAGTCCTGCAGATATGTTTGGTGCACAGATTGTACCAAATGATATGGCAGCAATTCTTGAGTCTATTCGTAAATTCGAAGAAGGAGAATAAATATAATACGGGAGGTGAAATTCCTCCCATTTTTTAACATTAACACACACACACAAATGGAAACAACGATCATTTTTGGTTCTAAGAGATTAGGACAACAATTAGCAGCAGTATCATCAGGAGATAAGTATCCGGATAGAGCTGTTGTAACAGTAGAAGGAAACAAAGGGGCTAGAAAGTCTCGAAGATTATTATTTAATACTAAGGCTGCACAGAAGCTAGGTCTTGACAATGGAGAAATACAAGAATTAGTATTTGCATCTGTTGAAGGAACTAACCGTCAGGTATTAGTTGCTAACAAGAGTCTAGTGCCTTCAGCTGACCAGGATAACATAGTGTCTTACAAGACATCTAAGAATAGAGTGGCAAACGGAGAAGAAACGAAAGAGAAAAGTAAAGCAATTACCTCATCTTTCTTCTGTAAAGAAGTTTATTCATTCTTAGGTCTTGAAGAAGACAATGAAGCAGCTGAGTTCTATCTTAATACTTACCCGGCCAACGAAATTGAAGCTTATGCTTTAGTTCCTGTAGGACAAGAGGTAGTTATTGAAACTAACTTAGGTTCTCACACTATGGCTGATGTACAAGATTCTGTTACAACAGAGATTGCAAAACAAGAAGCTGCAGACAGTATCCTTAATGAGGACGCAGCTGTAGAGGCTGCTAAAGAGTACAGTGCAGCATTGCACAATGCAGAAGTTGAAGCTATCAAAGTTATGGAAGAGGAAGTAGTAGTACCTCAAGTAGAGGAAGCTGCAGGTAATGACTGGGATTCTGACGAAGAAGCAGAAGCACAGGCAGTTGCTGATATCCAAGAAGAAGGAGATTCTGACTGGGACTAATTATTAATAAGTAATGGTAAAGGGAGTAGCCATAAAATACTCCCAAATTTAAAACAAGAATATAGATTATGAGTGCATTCGGAAAAGAACAAAGTGCAGGTGGTTCAGTAAAAAAATTACACACAGGAGCCGCAAACTTCAAAGTAGTAGGAATTAACCCTACAAAAGAAGAATTGGAAGCCATTTATGGCCGTGAGTTAAACTTTGACCCTGAATATGTAGGGACAACAACAGTTACAGACTCTGATGGAGAAAGAGAAGCTGGTCAAATTAGACTAGATTTTTATCTACATAATGAAGAAGAAGGATTAACCGAGAAAGTTCAGTTTTACGTTGCAAATACGCATCACAAGTCTCAGAGTGGAAAATACAAAGTGATTAATTCATTTGGTAAAGACACTTGGTTGACTGAAGATTCTATTAAGACTAAGACACTTCCTGACAACATGCAATGGTACAACGCTGATGGCGTAAAAGTTGCTAAACGTGGAGAAGTTGAATTGATTTCTTTCCTAGTAAATTTATTAAACCTACCTTGGGATACAAGTAAAGTAGCTGATGTTTCAGAATGCTATGCACGTATCGACAAAGAAGAGTGGGCTAAGATTTTTGCTGGTGATGTTTCTTTATTGAAAGGTCTAATTGACAGTACGAACAACAAGATTGGTATCTTACTAGGTGTTAAAACTAAAGGAGATGGTAAACTAGTTCAGACTTCATTTAACCGTCATACATTACGTCAGTATGTAATAGGAGGTACTAGAGCAGATAAGTTCAAATACATCCTTAAAGACTTGAAATCAGCACAAGATGCAGGTGCATTTGGTAACGTAGACTTTGGTCCTTTAGACTTAAGTATCCGTGAACATCAAATCACACCTACAGCTATTTCTGCAGACAATACTAATCAGTTCGATGCTTTTGCTCAGGCAGAACCAGCAGCTGATGCAGTAACTATGTCTGACGATGACTGGCTATAATATATAGCTTAATTAATTTAATAGACCCTCACAGCAATGTGGGGGTTTTTTAACCTTTAAAAACAAACAACATGAGT